GCAGCCGGACAGTGGTAACAGTCCCCGAAGATGTCACAGTAGTGCATGTCCATTACTCTGCATCTTCTTCCAACACACGCGGGGTGAACAGCAGCTTCGGCACTTCGGACAGGTGCATATACTTGTCCGGCTCCGTCAACAGCCGTTCTACGATGTCCAGCTTTGCCTTGGCCGCAATCAGCATGGCGTATTCATGCCGTGGAATCGTCACCGTGGGAAGGTTCATCATCACAACGCGCTTCTTGCTCATTTCCTACACCTCCACCGCTTCAATCGGGGCAACCTGTCCCTCAATCTCTATGGCCTGTTTCAAGGCCCTGTCGAAGTCATCCCATGCGTCGTAGAACCAGTTCACTCCGTCCACCACGCGGAACACGATAAACTTCCTGTTCTTCGACATTTCAGGTACATTATTCACCTTCACTGGAACCGCACCCCCATTTCCTGCTTGACCTCGCAGCCATCGAACACTTCACCAGTGGCCTTGTAGTGTTTGATTAGCCCTGCGTTGTCCACCTTGTCAGGTTGCGGCTCCCGAAACTCCATCGGGATTTTCGTCCAGTCAGTCACCACGCACTTGTACGGGTTCGCCTGTAGCCTCCACTTCCCGATGCTCGTCTGAATCATCGGCGTGTCTGTCAGCTTCATGGCGTCCAGCATGGCGTTCTTCAACCTGTCAATCAGGTTTTCCCCCGCCTTCGCCTTTGCCGACAGCCGCTTGGCCTCGGCCTTGTAGCCGTCAACGTCGCTCTGGACGTTCTTGATAACCCGGATATAGCCCTCGGCCTTTTCCGCAAGTTCGCCGTGGATGTCCACCAATGACTGTAGTATCTCGGCGGCTTCTTCCTCATTCTGCGCGTTCGCGTATGCGTCCAGGAATCCCGCATACTCCGCGCTCAATTCATACAGGCTTGCCATTGCGTCCTCCCTTCCTGTCAGGCACTACATACTGAAACAACGTGTCCTCAATCGCCCACAGCACCCGCACCGCATGGGCGATAATGTTGTCCTTCTTCCAGACCATCTGCAACTCGTTCAGCGCGTCGTGAAGGTGGACGTAAGCCATCTTCAAGTGTGCGCTGTCCTGCATGGCCCGCTTGGTGCTGTACCTATGCGTATCTTCCATAGGCCCTGTCCCTCCTCGGCGGGTTGCCGTCCTTCAGCATGAAGCCGTTGTCATTGGCCCACTGTTGCAGCAAGTCTTGGCTGCTGAAACTCAACTCGCACTCCTTGGGCCAGTTCGGAGGTTTGACGTACCAAACCCTGCCGATCTTTAACCATGTGGCGAACTTCACTCTTGTACCCACTCTTATTCCCCCTCAAACCGCATATGCTTACCAAACCATTCATAGGTCTTTGGCACATCGAACAGCACATCCCGCCCGACTTTGATCGTCAGGGCATCGAAGTCCGGGTAATCTTTCCGCAGCCGATACAGTGTAGTTCGACTCAACCCAAAGAGCCTCGCTGCTTCCGTGGTCTTTGCAAACAACGGTGGGTCAAACTGGAAATTATCATCTTTGTTCATGCTGCTCACCTTGTTACTCTCATTATTGAGAGTTAGCGTTCAAAAAAAATTTCCTGCATCGTGTCTGGCGAGAGATTGAGCAATGCACTCAACTTACTCACTTCTTCAACCGTGAACTTGGTTCCTTGGCGATTCATCCGTCTGTAGTAGGTCGCAACATCTATTCCCATAGCCGCTGCTGCCGCATCCGGTGAAACAGACTTGTTCTTCATTTCCTCTCGCAAACGCTCCACGTTTACCACTAACAGCCCTCCTTTCACTCTCGCTTTTGCGATTCGTTGAACACAGTATACTCTCATAAATGAGAATTGTCAAGTATTTGTCATGGCAATATTGCGATTTTTTCATTTAGATTGTATTGCAAAATTGAGAGTATTGATGTAACATATTTGCGAGGTGAGAATAATGACAGTTGGTCAACGCATTAAACAACGCAGAAAACAGCTAAACATGAGCGCAGAGGAATTAGCGGCAAAAATAGGCCGTTCCCCAGCTACCATGTATCGCTATGAAAAAGGCGACATTGACAAAATGGATTCATCTGTATTGCTACCGATTGCCGATGCCCTTTTGACCACACCCGCTTACCTTATGGGATGGTTAGATGATTCATCGGATTATACGGCTCTTTCAGAATTGGAATTGCGTTTTATTACGGCTATACGCTATGCCGATCCACACGACATTGACAACGCATTATTGATTCTGGAAACAAGCGCAGCCAAGAAAAAAGAAGAAAGCAACCTTGCATAACCAGCCACGGCAATATTACGCACATAGAATGGAGGTAGCGTATGTCAAAGCCATACTCATATAAGTATCTGCCATCAAAGAAGCATAGGATTGTTGCGCTTCTGCTCTGTATTTGCTTTGGATATTTAGGCGCTCATTACTTCTATGTACGCCGATATTGGCGGGGCGCATTGAATCTGTTCCTGCTGTTGGCATTGACCATAGCCAGCAGCGTTTTCGGAATATACTATATCAGGTTCACATTCGGGCCAACACAGGGTATATTCGTTCATTGGCGGGAAGCCATAGCCGTAATCTGTGCCGCAATCCTCGGCATTACATGGATAGTGGACATTGTTCGCATAGCGCAAAGCAAGTTTCGGGATGATAAAAACCTATTACTCAAATAATCAATTGGAGATGATACTATGGCACGAAAGAACAGTAACGGTTTCGGCTCCATACGCAAGAAAAAGGTCAAGGGAAAAACATACTATGAAGCCAGGTATACCGATCCCATCACCCATGAACAGCGTTCCATAGGTGCAACCACTGAAACAGAGTGTCGCCAAAAATTGTTGGATGTCTTGGCAAAAATCAACATTGGAACCTATACTACCCCCAAGACACTTACGCTGTCTGATTGGATTGACGAATGGTTGGAGATCAAGAAAAAGCGGGAACCTGGTACATATGACAGCTATGAATCCATCTCCCGCTTATACATCAAACCCAAACTCGGCAAAGCAAAACTGCAAGACATACGCCGTGGTCATTGTCAGGATTTTATTGACAGCATTGACAAATCTCCAAAGTACATCCACAACATAGCAGGAGCCTTGTCAAATGCCTTGGGCGAAGCTGTCAAACGTGAAATCATTCACAAGAATCCTGCCTATAACTTAGACCTCCCGACTATAGAGAAGAAAGAGCCAATCGCTCTTGACAGCACAGCGCAGGAAGCGTTTACAGCCGCCGTAAACATGTCTGAATACCGCAACGTATATCTTATAGCCCTTCACACAGGAGCGCGTATATCAGAGGTTCTTGGGCTTAAATGGTCACATGTAAACATGAAAACAGGTGAGATCAAAGTACGTGGTCAATTAGAGCGAAAACGCCGCAAGGGTGATACACGGGAATATAAAGGCAAGACCAAAAGCAAAGAAAAACGAGAAGTCTTTGTACCAGAATATGTATTAACTTATCTTGCCGATGAAAAAAAGCGTCAAGCCGAAAACAAGCTACGGTCAGGCAGTAAATGGAACAATGAAGATGGATTGATATTCACACGTTCAGACGGTTCCCCTGTTCCTCACCGTACTGTTGAAAACCATTTCCGCAAGATCAAAGAATCCATCGGCCATCCTGAAATCACCCTTCATACTCTCCGCAAGACCTTCGTTACCAACGAAGAACAGGCGGGAACAGACATTAAGACAATCGGCTCTATGGTCGGGCATAAGTCAACAGAACTTACATTAGAGGTCTATACCGCCGCTACAAAAGAAATGAAACGCAAAGCCGCCCAACGCAAACAGGCAGCATTTGAGAAGCACAGCGCCCCGTAAAAAGTTTCCCTAAAATTTCCCTAACTACGAACCGTTTCTGCTTGTTTCACAGTGTTGCAAAACTTCAAAAAGCCCGTATTTACAGGGGTTTGGCACACCGTGAAACACAACGAAACACAATGGTAACAAATTCAAATCCTGTCACCTCGACTATCAAAAAAGCCCTGAAAACACAGCGTTTTCGGGCTTTTTTCTTTGCTATTGATACGTGAGTTTCCCTAAAGTTTCCCTAACGAGTTATCTGTCGGGCGGTTCCTGCTTGTTGTACTGTGCCGTGGAGATGCTCAACAGCGTACCCAACAGAGTGCAAATCACCGCCGAAGTCTTTGCAACTTCCTCCGCATAGGGCCAGCCCCAAATGCCGGACAGCCCGACATACGCTGTGGTCAGTGCGGGAAACGCCACCATCACGCAATACTTCAGCACATCATATACTTTGTTGCTCAGAAGAAACATTACGCAACCCTCCCTTTCAAATCTCTTATATCGTGCTCCGCCTCGGCCATCTTGCCTTCCAACTGATACACCCGCTCGATCATGTTGTTGTGCTTCTCGACCTTCCGCGTCAGTTCTTCAATCTTCGTGTCGGTCACGGCCTGATGCTTTTCCAACTTCGCGTCCAGCTTTGCGTCTGACAGTTCCGACTTCTTGTCCAGTTCAGCCAATGTGTGCCTGTTCGCCGCCCATACCGTGACCACTGTCCCAAGCAACGATATGAGGGCAACGATTA